TGAGAGTAAGATCCTGGAGCTTGAGGATCATTCCATGAACCCCATTCATGTGCAAAAGGTGAAATATATTTTGCTTTCATTAACGTTTCACATACTTGTCTTTTCATTAAAAAATAATTGTAAACAAAAGTAGCTATATCTTTACTTATTGCTTTTTTTATAACCAGATATTTATTTTTTTTTAAACTCATACTATTGAAATGGGTATCCTAAATTCCATAATACTAAAGAGTATCTTGTTCCTTTTTTTACGGGCGTAACTCTATGCCAAACAAAACTAGGAAAAACAACTATAGATCCTCTTTCTTTTATTTCTTTACATTCATATATTTTTGTAGGGTCACTTTGATTTCTAAGTTGAAACTCTAGCTTTCCTCCCACATAATCTTTTGGATTTGATAAAGATATAATTGCAGAAAGTTTTCTTATCTTATTATGATATCTGTTATCGTTTGGTGTATCATATGGTTTATTCCAAGAATCACAATGCCAAGAATAGTGTTGGTTTAGTTTATATTTTGTAAACTGTATGTCTTCAGAAAAGTCCCAAATAAAATTCCAACCTGCTCTTTGATTAGCATCATTAATAAATGGATGTAATAAATTATAAAGCCATCTATCATTTAACCATGTTACATTTGAGTTTCTTTGTTTTAGTAAATCTTTTGTTTCTTTTTTATTTAATGGTTTTGTATCTATATCTTTTCTTGTTTCTCCAATAACAGCTATTTTACTTTGATCTTTTTTGAGATGAGCAAGTTTGATTATGTCATCACAAATTTTATCAGATAAAGGTTGTTTGTACCACCAGTAGTGATTATTTAAGTTCATAAGTTTGTGTTAAAATATAGTTTGGTTGTGATGATGTATTTGGTTTAAACTGATATCTTAGACACGATGGAAACATAATAAATGCATTTGTATATAATGGAACTGTTACTTTTTCATCTTTGTGTCTGTTGTTATCAAACTCAATTACTACTGTGCATGAATCTTTATTTACATTTACACCAAACAAAAAAGTATAGTCAGGTGCATTTTTTAAATCCATAAGATCAGCTTGTCTTATTAGATCTGTACCCTCATATCCATTTTGAATATATCCAATTGCATCTTTCTGTCTTATTGGCTCTTTAGCTTTTTGTCTGTAAAAATCTCTTATGTAAGTGCTAATAATATCTAAACTTCTAGAGTGTCTAAATTGTTGACTAGGATCATTTGCGTGAACTAATATATCTGCTCTTAAAGTTT